CAGGAGCAGTACAAGTATCCCCTAGCTACGCACTACAACCTAGTGCCGAGCAGGTAGTATTACAAACAAACTATATCACTAACTTCGATTTCTTAAATCAGTATCTTCCAGATACTTATGAAAAAGAATTTGAGCGTTATGGAAATAGATCAGTAGCATCATTCTTGAGAATGGTAGGAGCTGAAATGCCTTCTAACTCGGACCTTATCAAATGGGCAGAACAAGGAAGGTTACACACGAAGTATAACAATGTAACTTCAGCAGGAGTTCTTAATGCAGATACAGCGGTATTAACAATCAATGACACATTAGCTCCAGGAACTGGAACAATTGCGTTAAGAGTTGGTCAGACGATTATGATTTCTGATAATACAGCAGCGTCTGTGTTAACTAACAAAGCGTTAATTACAGCAGTAGATACTTCAGCAGGAACAATAACTGTAGCTTATTACGAAGCAGGTGGTCAAGTTACCGCAGCAGGAGTAGTAACTTCATTATTTGTTTATGGATCTGAATTCCAAAAAGGTTCTAGCGGAATGCAAGGACAATTAGAAGCTGATGACGAAATCTTCAGTAACTCACCAATTATCATCAAAGATCACTATGCAGTATCAGGTTCTGATATGGCACAAATCGGATGGATTGAGGTTACTACTGAAAATGGAGCTAATGGTTTCTTATGGTATTTAAAATCTGAACACGAAACAAGACTTCGTTTTGAAGATTATCTTGAGACTGCAATGGTGGAAGCAGTTCCAGCAGCAGTAGGTGGTGGTGTTGCAGCAATTGCAGCAGGAGTTGCATCAGGTGTAGGTAACAAAGGTTCAGAAGGATTATTCTATGTTGTAAATAACAGAGGTAATGTATGGTCAGGTGGAAACCCAACTACTTTAGTTGAGTTTGACACTATCATTTCTAGACTTGATAAACAAGGATCTATTGAAGAGAATGTTCTTTTCTTAAACAGAGACTTTGGATTTGATGTTGACGATATGTTAGCTAGTCTTAATGGATACGTTTCAGGTGGATCTTCAAATTCAGCTTCTTTCGGATTGTTTGACAATGACAGAGAGATGGCTTTAAATTTAGGTTTCTCAGGATTCCGTAGAGGTTATGACTTCTATAAGACTGACTGGAAATACTTAAACGATCCTACAATGCGTGGTGGTTTAGTAGGTGGAAAAGTTAATGGTATTTTAGTACCAGCTGGTTCAACTACAGTTTATGACCAAGTACTTGGTAAAAACGCTAAGAGACCATTCTTACACGTTCGTTACAGAGCTTCAGAGACTGAAGATAGACGTTATAAAACTTGGATTACAGGTTCTGCAGGTGGAGCATCTACTTCTAGCTTAGATGCTATGGAAGTAAACTTCTTATCTGAAAGAGCATTATGTACTTTAGGTGCTAACAATTTCTTCTTATTTAAACAATAAGAGGTCATATTAATATTGGAGGTCACAAATTGTGACCTCCATTTATTACAAACTTTAATTTTAATTAAATCAATACTTAAATGAAAAATACAAAGAAACTTGTCTTTATTGACAAGACCTACAAATTAATTGGAGACATCGCTCCTTTGAGCCTTATGATTCCTGCTAGAAATAGTAGACGATCTCCTTTAATGCATTTTGACGAAGATCAAGGTGTGAACAGAGCCTTGCGTTATGCAAGAAATCAAAGATCCCCTTTCGAGGATGAACAAGATGGAAATGCTATTTTAGAACCTATTGTGTTTGAAGATGGTTTCCTTTTTGTACCTAAAAACAACCCAGTATTACAACAATTTTTATCTTACCATCCTTCTCTTGGAAAGTTATTTGAAGAGGTAAATAAAGAAGTTGATGCTGCTGTAGATGTAGAGTCTTTAGATTCTGAGTTAGAAGCTCAACTTGCAGCCAGAGATTTAACTTTAGAGTTAATGGAAACTATTGGTAGAGTTGTTATAGGATTAAATGTAGATAAATTAAGTTCTGCTGAATTAAAAAGAGATATACGATTGTTTGCTAAAAGATACCCTCAAGATTTCTTGGAGTCTCTAAACGATCCTTTATTGGTTTTACAGAATAAATGTTCTAAGTTTTTATCTGAACACTTAATTGTGATGAAGAATGAAAAAGACGTTTACTACAATTTAAAACAAAATAAGAAAAAACTATTAACTGTTCCTTACGGTGAGGATCCCTTATTTATCCTGGCATCATTTTTCCAAAGTGATGAAGGACAGGAAGTCTTCCGATTACTGGAGAACAGATTAAAAAAAATAGATGAGTAAATTAACAGAGGTTTCAATAAAATGAAGCCTCTTTTTTTTTTACGTATCTTTGTACAAATAACATCAAGAAATGATAAATACAGTCAGAGCCACGGTGATGTCAATTGCTAATAAAAACAATTATGGGTATATTACTCCCAATGACTTTAACCTATACGCAAAACAAGCTCAACTAGATATATTTGAAGACTATTTCTATCAATATAATAGTTGGATTGTAAAACAAAACGCTAGAGTATCAGGTAGTGGATATGCAGATATCTTAAAAGGATTAGTAGAGGTAATTGATAGTTTTTCAGAAACAAGAGGACTGACTACTTCGGGAATTAATTTATTTAATTTACCAAGTGACTATTACTTAATAAACAAAATAAACTATTATCCTACAGTAACTACATCGGGCAGTATGACTTCGTATGTTCTTAATGAATTAAATGATAGTGCAGCTACATTTACTACAAGCGGAGTATTACCAGGTATGATGATTACAAATACATCTACTACTAGTTTGTATGCTGGACAAAGTGCATATGTTATTAGTATAGATAGCGATACCGCTCTTACCTTATCAGCAAATCCTTTTGGAAGTGCAGGTGCAATAGGAAATGGATATGCTATTGTATCAACAGCGGGAATAAAAGAAATTGAAAGAGTTTCACAAAATAAAATATTTTATCTAAATTCATCTCAGTTAACAACACCTAGCATATTATATCCTGCCTACGTTTTAGGGGGCGCTACGGCATCAATGACAGGAGGAACCATAACAGTATACCCTACAGCAATAAGTGCAGCAGGGACCGTCTTATCGCAATATATAAGATATCCTTTAAGTCCTAACTGGACTTATAGCACCTTAGCTGGTGGTGAACCGGTATTTGATGAAGGAGTAGCTGATTACCAAGATTTTGAATTACCAATGTCAGATGAGCCAAACATAGTAAATAAAATACTACAATACGCTGGGGTATCTATAAGAGAAGAAGCTATCGCTGCTTTTGGTAGCGTTCAAGAACAAGAAGATAACCAACAACAATCATAAGCTATGGCATATATAACAGATTATCAATATTATGAAAATGATGGGGCTGCTCCTACAAATTCCAATTGGGGTACATATCAGTATGTTTCATTAGAAGATATTGTAACTAACTTTATTTTAATGTATGTCGGAAACGATAAGTTAATTAATAATGTAGAAAAGTATAATATTATATTTCACGCAAAAAGAGGAATTCAGGAATTGAATTATGATGCGATGAAGGAGATTAAGATTCTAGAACTGAGTGTTTGTGATCAATTACGATTTGTTCTTCCTCAAGACTATGTTAATTGGGTTAGAGTTTCTATATATAAAGGAGGCTTACTAATGCCTTTAACAGAAAATATACAGACTAACTGGAGTGGAGCATATCTACAGGATAATGATTGTAAGATTTTATTTGATGAACACGGGAATATATTAAAGCCGGAGAATTCTACCTTAGATATGGATAGAATTGCGGGAACAAAAAAAAGCATATATATAAACGGTAATAGTTCTCAAAACGGAAATGAAGGATACAATGTTGATGGGGCTTGGTATTTTGATTATAATGTAGGGGGTAGATTTGGTTTAAATACAGAAACCGCAAACTCAAACCCAACTTTTAAAATTGATAAAGCATCAGGGGTTATTAATTTTAGTTCAGGTGTGTCAAATGAATTAGTGGTTGTTGAGTATGTTTCAGATGGTATGAAAAACGGTGAAGATTCTAAAGTTAATTTAAATAAATTATTTGAAGATTTCATCTATGCTTATATAAAATATGCTATATTAACTAGCAAGTATGGGGTTCAAGAATATGTAATAAATAGAGCGAAAAAAGAGAAAATAGCTCTTTTAAGAAACGCGAAAATAAGATTAAGTAACATACACCCTGGTAGATTATTGATGAATCTAAGAGGGCAAGATAAATGGTTGAAATAATATGCCACAGTTTACAAGGAATTTTATAAAAGGAAGAATGAATAAAAGCGTTGATGAACGATTAGTTCCTCAAGGTGAATATATTGATGCTTTAAACTGTAGACTAGGATCTACAGAGAATACTGAAATTGGTGCTGTAGAGAATTCTTTAGGGAATACCTCTTTAACCTCTTTAACATACGAAGGGTCAGCATTGAGTTCAAGTGCCAAATGTATTGGCGCATATGAAGATGGTGGAGAAGAAACATTATATTGGTTTGTAAATGATCCAGAAAATCTTACCTCAAGTACAGGTAAGGTAGATATGATTGTATCTTATAACACTAGTTTGGATTTGATTTTTTATCACGTTATCTCTACAAGTTTATTAAATTTCGATAACAAACATTTAATAACTGGTATTAATTACATAGATGGATTATTATTTTTTACAGATAATTTAAATCCTCCTAGAAAGATAAATGTAAATAGGAATTATGCATATCCAGTATCTGATGTTGATCAAATAACAGCTCAAGATATTGGGGTAATTGTTGCACCACCATTATTTGCTCCTACACTAACCCCTACCCAACAAGGTGGAGGTGAAAACTATATGAAAGATATTATGATTTCTTTCGCTTATAGATATAAATACCAGGATAATGAGTATTCTGCATTTTCTCCTTTCTCACCAATATCATTTAGCCCCGGTCCTTTTGCGATTGATTTTGCTACGTATGATAATTCGGGTATGGAAAACGCTTATAATAGTGTTATTGTAGAGTTTAATACAGGAACTAAAAATGTAATAGGTATAGATTTATTATTTAAATCAACAACATCTACAACAGTAAATGTTATTGAGAAATTTAATAAATTAGATCAAGGATGGTTGAATAATACTAACCAAACTTTTCAGTTTACAAACCAAAAAATATATACAGTATTACCTGAAGCACAAATGCTAAGGTTATTTGATAATGTTCCTAGAGTTGCTCAAGCGCAAACAATAATGGGGAATAGATTAATATACGGTAACTATGTTGATGGGTATAATATTACTAATTCAAATGGTCAAGATATTTATTTAGATTATGAGTTAGAGAAAGTAAGTGAAACTTTACAATCAGGAGAGGTTTCATCTGTTAATACTGCATTTACTTATTCTATTGATGGATCTGTTAATCAGTTAAACGCTACAGCTACTTATGATGCTTCCTCTTTTTCTTTAGTAAAAGGAGCGCAATTAGGTATTAGTTTTAATTTTGGACACGGACAATTTTCTGGATCTGCAACTTATGTAGATGGAAATGAACCTTTGAATGAATATGAATCAACATTCTTATATAATATTCAGCAGGATTTTGCAAATATACACGAGTTA